GACGCTGGCCGATCAGCGCGGCAAAGTAGAAGGTTGGGCAGCTCACAGATACCGCGAGAAGTATTCTGTTTGGCCGAATCAGCTTCATAAACAGCGCGGACCTGTGAGTTTAGAGGTTCAGTTGTTCGACAAACATGCACGCATCAAGTTCGCAAAGTCGAAGCGGAAAGAGGCCGCACATGAGAATGCTTGATTTGTTCGCCGGCCGATTGGGTTGGTCTAAGGCATTCCTTGAGCGTGGATGGGAAGTGGTGGCCTACGATCTAACACTACCCGACATGGAGATACCGAAGGGCGTTGACTACCGATTACAGGATATTTTAACGCTCACTGCTGAGGATGTTAGTGGTTTCGACTATGCTTGCTCTTCCAGTCCCTGCGAAAGTTTCAGCCTATTCGGATTGAAATGCTTTCATCCCAACCCTCCATATCCAGAATTGGGCATGAAGCTGTTTCATCATGCCAGATCTATCCTTGAAACGGTCGGCGTTCCCCATTGTCTTGAGAATGTCAGATCTGCTCAGAAATTTTTGGGTAATGCAGTGAATCACTTCGGTCCCTTCTATTTATGGGGTGATTCAGTGCCTCCATTGCTGCCGCAGGGTATTACAAAAGGCACAAAGTTTGGGCTGGACAAAGACGGATCACGGACTACGCGAAAGACTAAAGATATGTACTACCGGACTGGCAGTAACAGCAAGGGGAGAAGAGAGCAAACAGCTAAAGTAGCCACAATTCCACCCGAACTAGCCAACTGCGTTGCGGACTATGCGGAGCGCATCTGTGCAGGCTGAAGAGGTAGCACGCAAGTTCGACCGATGCCGACGCGAGGGTAAGGTATGGCGGGCACGCTGCCCAGTACACAAGGGCAATAGCCTTACGCTGGCAATCTATGCGGATGAGGATCGTGCGGGACTCAATTGTTTCGCCGGGTGCGCAAAGGATGACATTCTGGCGGCAGTGGGCTTGACATGGAAGGATCTTATCTATGTTCAGCGAGAAAGGCTATCCCCAACCGCATATCGTGAGCAACAGCGCATCCGTGAGGCTAAAGAGCTACGAGAGGCCAATATCCGCATCGGGGAGCTTGTGCTGAAGTTTATCGAGTGCGGCTACACGGCTGAGGATAGAGAAAGAGACGTAAAGTGTGTTTTATCAGCAGCATGGGTGCTAAGAGAGAAGAATATACCGCACTGGGAGAGAATCTTTCGTCACCACTGGGAGCGCATCTTGGCATCGAATCACTGTCGCGAGCGCAAGATGCTTCCAAACACCTAAACCGCTACGGTACAATCCCTTCATGGAACAAGGGCGACCAAGTCTACACACTCCCGAACTAGCTGAAGAGATATGTTCTCGGATAGCGAGTGGAGAATCTCTCCGTCACATCTGCGAGTCGGATGACAAATTCCCGGCAGTATCAACAATTTGCGGATGGGTTCTGGATAATCGGGAAGGGTTTACCGAGCAATACACGCACGCGCGACGTATTCAAGCGGAACTCCTTGCGGATGAGTTGTTTAGCATTGCCGATGATGGCAAGAATGACACTTATGAGGATGATGAAGGCAGGACTCGCACCGATCACGATGTAATTGCACGTTCTCGGTTACGTGTGGATACTCGCAAGTGGTACTTGAGCAAGGTGTTGCCTAAGATTTACGGGGATAGAACCATCCATGCTGGCGACCCTGAGAACCCGATAGACCTGGTGGTGCATAGGATTGCAGCAGGAGAATAGGATGGACTTTGTATAACAATCGTGTATAACAATGGCAGGAGTGTTATACAAATGAGCACGCTGATTGCGGTACGAATTCCAGACGATTTGATAGCAGCGATCGACGCGCAGGGTAAACGCAGCTCGGTAATCATTGCCATCCTGCAAAATCACTTTGACAAATCCAGACCAGAATGGGCAAAGCCTCCTATACCCAAGCACGATATTCTCGATGCTGCAATCGAACGCGCTCCAGAGGGGGCTATTGCGGTCGAGCTACGTGGGGGAGACAATGCCGATATTCTGATCGAGCGTCGAGAGATATCGACTCGCAGCCACAACCCTAAAACCTGCACACTCTACGGCTGCCTGATGTGCAAGATGGTGAAGGAGGGATGATACACTCGTTTCGAGGTGAGCGATGCCAGCATGGTCAGCAGCGGGAACGACGAATCTATCGAGCGGTGAACGGCTTGCGGTATTGCTGGCAACAGATGCGTCTATCACTGGCGCGTTACAGGGATTCACGTTCTCAGCGCAGCCGGTTCCGATCGCGCTCACGATTGTTGTCAATTCTGCGGAAAGTGTAACGCTTCAAGCCAGCGCTGACAATGTGAACTGGGTTCCAGTCACCTCTCAGGGCGTTGCGGTTGCAGCTACTACCAACACCGCTGAGACGTTCAAAGTAAGTTCAGGACTCTACTATCGTTTGATTACTGGTGGCGCGACTACCTTGGGAGACACGATCTGGGTTGCACGATAAGGACGGCCGGTGGCTAGGATCGTCGATGTAAAGTTCAGCGAGCTGGCCAACTTCACCGAGAGGCAGAATCAGGCATGGGAAGAGTCGAAACTGTACGATTACCTTCTCTTCGGTGGAGCTGGATCGGGAGGGAAGTCGTACCTTCTACGCTGGTGGTGCTTAAGACAGCTACTTGTGAGGTACTCCGAGACGAGGATTCCTGGATTGCGTGTTGGACTTTTCAGCATGGACTACCCAACCCTTCAGGATCGGCAGATAAGCAAGATCAAGCGCGAGTTCCCGGACTGGCTTGGCAGCCTCAAAGAGACACGCTCCGATGGCTACAACTTCGCGCTGAAGCCTGAGTATGGTGGTGGGACGATTGCGCTGCGCAACCTTGACGACCCTTCCAAGTACAAGTCATCCGAGTTCTGCGACATAGCAGTTGAGGAGCTGACCGAGAATGATAAAGATACTTTCGATGATCTACGTTTCCGCCTGCGCTGGCCTGGGGTTGAGCGGCCTAAGTTTATCGCTGCGACTAACCCGACGGGGCGCGGCCATGCTTGGGTCAAAGCTCTTTGGATAGACAGGAAGTTCCCTCCGGAGATGGAGGCTATCAAGCCACAGTTCCGTTACGTCCCAGCTCTGCCAAAGGATAATCCGCATGTTACCGACGCTTACGAGATAACGCTTCGTTCGCTGCCACCGGCTAAGCGCAAGGCTTTGCTCGAAGGCGACTGGAGTATCCCTGAAGGTCAATACTTTACCAACTGGAACCGATCAGAGCGGGCAATTCACCCGTCAATCGTAAGCCAGATCATCCAACCGTGGTGGCCGAAGTGGATCGGTCAGGATTGGGGATTCGGGCATCACTCTCCTGTTCTGTGGCATACGGTAGGCAATGTGAGCCCGAAGATGGCTAAGCTGATGGGACGCAACTGGGATGTCCCGAAGCGGTGCGTGTTTACTTATAGGGAACATGTCATATCGCTGAAAGAGACGAATACTACTGAGCTTGAATTGGGGCAGGAGGTGGCAGAACTCAGCCGCGGCGAGAAGATCAATGAGTGGATTCTGTCGCGGGATGCGTTCGGCGAGAAGACCAGTCAGCACACTCCGGCAGAGCTTCTGCACATGGGTGGCAAGCCTTCACTGCCATCGCCGCAACAGGCCGACATGAAGGCTGGAAGCCGCGTTTCCGGGTGGCGATTCATGTACCAGTTGATTCAGAATGACGAGTGGTTTGTGAGCGAGATGTGCCCTGAATTGATCGAGGCGATACCCAGCTTGGAGTACGATACTGACAAGAACGGAGAGGACGTCCGCAAGACGAACCACATGTACGATGACATCGCGGACTGCGCACGATATGGTCTAGCGGATATGCTGAACACTGTTCGAGCTCCATTGAAGGTTCGTGCGGCAGAAAAGGCTGAGGAATTAGGCATAACGGAACCTCAATTGCAGGATAAAACCGCAGATGAGCGCAGTGAGATTATCAGTGTGGCGGCAGTGCAGCTCAAGAAGTTCTACGCAGATGACAAGAAAAAGAAACGGAGACGGGCACAATGGGCATCGCGATAGCAATCATGATCTTGCTTTTGGTAGCGGTGGAGACGACACATAGGCGCACAGCCAGACTCTTGCGAGAGCGCATGGCTATCATCGAGCGCGAGAACGTACATCTGGCTGGTGGCATCGTTGCGGCAAAGAAGTCCGGCATCGATGGGTTGGCCGATCTAAGGCGTGAGCTGGCCGGCCATATTGAGGAGTTGATGTCGCGGATTATCGGCATAGATCAAAGACTATTGACTTTAGAAAACAAACAGCCGAAGATTACAGCGAAGCCTGCTAAAGTGAATTGGCGGAAGTTTCGTGACACAATTGAGCGTTCGACCGAGCCTGAGGAGGCTGAATAATCATGGCTGAAAAAGAGATGCAAGCACTGTCGAGGCTCCGCAACCCACGCACCGAAGAGAAGCCCAAAGCAATCAAGGGCGTTGATTCGGGAGACGGCAAGCAGGAAGAGAATGAGCAGGGCGAACCGGGTGCGCATGAGGCTTTGGAGTCTATGCATGAAGCCGAACCTGGCTCGAAGCACGCGGTAGTCTCGCACGATGGCTACGGCATGACCTCGCACACGATTGATGAGGATGGCAATCACGAAGGCCCGCATGATCATGCGAACATCGAAGAGTTGAAATCGCACCTCGGCAAGTTCTTCAATGAGGAAGAGGGCGAAGGGCACGAAGACGGCGACGGTGGTGAAGATCACCTCGAAGATTCCGGTAACCTGTACTAAATCAGCACGATAAAAGGAGAATTGAAAATGCGCAACATCTCTCGTAAGTTCATCGCGCTGATTGCAGGTTTCGTGGCTCTCAGCATTCCGGCAGTGGCTCAGAACCCGGCAGTATTCGGCGGCGTGGCCAATGCGTATGCGTTTGCCTATGGTGTCAACCCGTTGGTGGCTCCGTTGCAGATTGACACGACTTCGGCGACAACTGGTGCGGGCGTGGCGACATTCACCGTGGCCTTTGGGACTGTGGCGTTGGGCGATGGCACGATCATCACTCCGCTGTCTACTTCCGCTCCTATTGTTGTTGGGACTGGCGCAAACGCTGAAACGGTTACTCCTTCGGCAGTGAGCTGCAACAATCCCACCGTTTACCAGTCTTGCTCATTTACGGCCACCTTCGCCAATGCGCACGGTACCGGCGACAAGATCGTTAGCGCAACCTTCGGCATCGCAGAAGCTCAGCTATACCAGACCCAGAAGTTTGGTCAAGGTCTGGTATCTGTATCCCCTGAGTTGCTGAAGAGGGCGGGTATCGCCGCTACGGTAGCAGCGGCTGCTACGTTTATTACATCGATCCATTCCGCTTCGGCTACTTCTGTGGTTTTGAATAACGCTGGATCGGGTACGGGCGCTCTTTCCTATCAGGCGGCTGTTGGTACAGTTCTTACAACCACCACCCATGTAATCTACTAGGCCCCGGCATGATGCGTGTGTATCTGAATCGCTTTGAAGACGCTCCGTTAATATGGAGCGTCGATCAAGGCACCAAGGCAACAGAGCAGAGATTTGCGCAAGTCATCTTTGCCGGCGTGAATGGCGTAACTAACTGGAACCTACTGGCGAACAACGTTGACGATCCGCGCTGCTGGATTGAAGTATTTGGCGGCACGCTGACAGTAGAGAATGATGTGGCTACAATCGGGGGCTTTATCTATGAGCATGCTGGGAGCGAGAAAGCCGAAGCACTGGATTCAGGGGGCAGTGAAGCATCCGGGTGCGCTGACTCGCGAGGCTGAAGAGTCGGGCCGATCCAAGCTCGAACAGGCCAAGGTAGACTCGCACTCATCTGACCCAAGCAAGCGCGGTAGAGGGCTTCTGGGACTCCGCTTCATCAAGAAGACAATCTAGGACGGTACATGACGCTACCAATCAACGCAGCAGAGATGACTCCCGAGCAGAAGATACAGTTTTTGGAAGATCAGTTTTCGCAGGTGCGCTCTGGTGATCTGGACTGGATACTATGCCCGTACTGCGGAGGCGAGAATCGGGAAACCAATCAAGCGTTATGCTGCGAGATGTTCACCAAGGCGTCACTCGCCATCCTAGACCGCATGGATAAGCAGGATGCGATGGACTTCATGGAGAACGTCCACGATAATGCAATGAACATCGCAACCAAGAACTACATCAATTAGGGTACACTTCGTTCATGGCCTTGGACCTCGAAGACGATGACGTAAAGCCCAACGATGGCACCGATTCCGTCGAGGAGCACCCTGAAGAGATTGATGGTCCTGACGAGCCCATTACCTATGGTGAGCGAAACAAATTCCTACCTGACCAGCTCAAGACTGCGTTAAAGAACGCTGCCATTGCCATTGGCCAGCGCGAGATATATGACCGCAGGCGCGAGGTTATGCGTGACCGCCGCAACAGGTTCTATCGCCGTGGATGGCAGCACATCTACGAGAATCGTTCGACGGGTGGATTCGTGCTGGGCGAGGCTGGCGCCGCTGTATCAGTCGGCTCTGGCGGCACGGTGGAATGTCCGCAGTACATCGGCGACTACAACATCTTCCGCCCGACAGAGCTGGTGATCGAGAGCGTACTCACACAGAACCCTCCCGGAATCGACTTCCGCCCGAAGACGCAGGAAACCGAAGACCTTGAGGCCGCATCTACGGGAGAGATTTACCGCGAGTACTTCGATCGCTGCAATGACTCAAAGGGCATCCAGCTACAGATTGTGCAAATGTTGTGCGAAAGTGGAAGATGTGTCGTATCTGTGTCCACCGAGGCGAATGCTCAGCTTTGGGGCAAGAATGATGATGGCGATGCTAAGCAGAACGAGACTGCACGCGTATGGGGAACGCTTGAGACTCGCGTCTTCCCGATGACGGCGCGGGAACAGAAAGACCTTGATGCGGTTGTGCTGTTTGACGATCCCACTGTGAACTCGGCCAAGATGCAGTATCCTCACATCGCCAAGAAGATCAAGGGGGTGTCCGCTGGACTCTGCGAGAATGCCTACGAGCGTATAGCCCGTCTGGGAGTGCTGCAGGGAACCCGGCGCTACGCGCAGGTTGGCGATGCCATGACGCACATCACGACGCGCTGCAACGTGTTCCTACGCCCGGCCAACTTCACCGACGACAAGTACCAAGATCCTTACGAGCTGTTCATAGGCAACGACGATGAGGGCATCGAGCCTGATGCGCCCGAGGACAACGAGAATGAGGATGGCACGCCATTCACGGTGCAGGACAAGCTGAACCAGCTATTCCCTAACGGCGTGCACTGCGTCTTCATCGGTCAGGAGTATGCCGAATCATGGCAAGAGAGCCTGGACGACGCGATTACGATCGGCTTCCCCTACGAGGGCGACGGCATGAGCCGAGAGGCCATGATGGATGATGCTGTCGTTATTCAGGACTTCTTTAACGACATCATGAACTCTCTACGAGAGGCGCAGGACTTAGGCTGGCCGCGCACGTACATCTCTGCGGAAGAAGAAGAGTTTGACGCTATCCAAGATCAGAAGTCCGAGCCGTATGCCTTCAGCCTCAAGAAAGCTCGCGCTGGGCAGCCGCTTGAAAATGATTTCTTCCGCGAACCAGACTTGGTACTCCCTGATTCCCTGGTCAAGTTGATGGAGTATCTGGCGGGACCATTCCTGCAATTCGTTCTCGGGACTCCTCCTGCCCTGTTCGGTGGCGGCGATAGCGACCAGAAGACGGCCAGTGGCTATGCTACAGCCCGGGCACAGGCAATGGGAACCAAGGGGATACCGTGGGCCACAGTGCAGCAGATGATGGCCACGATGTACTACTTGGCCGCACTGAAGGCCAGCAAGAACCCTGACCATGCTGAGCAGATCCTTGTGCCGGTGAAGGGCAAGACTCAGACCTTGAAGCTAGAGCGCCTGACCAAAGGCAACTTCGGCGCATACCCCGATGAAGATTCCAGCTTCCCCGAATCCACCAGTTCCAAGCGCGCCCTATTGCAGCAGCTTCTACAGCTTGCTGCTACTAATCCGCAGGTTGGCGCTCAGATCCTCGGTGATGTCTACAATTGGGAGATCATCACGCAAATCTTTGGATTCAAAGAGATCCAGTTGATGGAGGCCGAGTCGGCCAAGAAGCAGATGCGCGAGATTGAGGAGTTGCTGGATGGTTCTCCGATACCTCCGTCGCCAGAAGAGATGCAGGCATGGCAGGCGCAGCAGCAGCTTGCAATGACTCAGCACGCTTCAGCAGCGCTCATGGCGCAGCAACAGGGCCAGCCAACGCCGCCAGCGCCGCAGCCGCCGAAGATGATCAGCTTGGGCGAAGGTCCAGATGGCCAGCCTATTCAGTACCCCGAAGAGTTGCTCAAGCCGTCCATTGAAGTGGATGACCTTGACTTCCACCAGTGGGAAGGTCCATGCGGGCAGGATTGGCTATCGACGGAGGCTTGCTGGCGCGAGTTGAATGTCGGTCGCCCCGGGCCTGATGGTCAGCCTGTACCTAATACTGCGGGCGTGGAGAATGTAAAGCTGCACACGAAGGAGCATTTGCAGCGTGCTGCTGTTATGATGCAGGCACAAGCACCACCGCAGCAGGGAGCAGCACCAGCACCGCCTAAGCCGACGATTCCAGCGGCTACGGCGACAATGTAAGAACGGAGAACGAGAACATGAGTGGAAGATTGAAAGACGTGGAAGAAATGTTTGGCAAAGGTTACCATCAGAAAATTTGCCCACACAATGTAATACGCAAAAAGCGAACATCCGATCCCCATCAATACACCTTTGATGCGTACGTTTGTGGTTCATGTGCCCAGATATTTGAGGTAAAACCCCATGCTGAACCCAAGCAAGTGAAAGAACCCATGTTCAGTAATCCTGCACCGTGGGGACAACGAAGCAGACAGGCATAGAACGGAGAGAGCATGGCAGACGACGCAGTAATGGATGCAGTATACGTAGATGTGGATCTAGGCTCGGATGACGGAACGGTAGATACCGGCGACGACACCCAACAGACAACCGATACTGAAGACAATGCCGATCAATCTCATACTGATGATGACCGCGCCGTAGTTGAGGATGAGTCTGGTAGATTCAAGCTTTCTCCCACCGCAAAAGCCAAGCTGGACGAAATCAAGTCCGAGAATCCCCGGCTGGCAAAGGAACTTCGCGCAGCTGCCTTCGATGCATCTGCATTGCGCAAGGAGTTCCCTGAAGGCATCCGTGAGGCGGTTGCGCTCAAGCAGGAGTTTGAGGCGCTGGGCGGCAAGGAAGGCGTCGAAACCCTCCGCAGCGAGATTGGCGCATGGAAGTCACTTGACAAGGACTTTCAGGCTGGCGATCCCAAGTTCGTCGCGGATATCGCTGCCGGCAATCCTGATGCCTTCCTGAAGGCTGCACCGACCGTGCTCAACAAGTATGCCGAGATGGACCCTGACGGCTTCTCTGGGCATGTAGGCCGAATCGTTACATCGGACATGGCATCGTTCGACATACCATTGCAGATGCGGCTGATGGCACGTGATTTATTTGAGGGCGGTTCGCCGCAATTGAATGGTGCAGGGCAGATTACCAACGTCAAAGAGGGAATGCAGGCGTTGGCTGAGGGCTGGGCCAAGATTGCTGGATACGTTGACCGGATGAGCACGCTTGCAAGCAAGACAGGCAAGAAAACCGAAACTGCCGGCAACAAAGACGACTCGCAACTGACGGAGCGTGAGCGCAACGTGCAGGTCGCCGAGCAGAGGGCGATGGTTTCAGAGTGGACCTCAGAGCGCGGCAAGATTGAGAATTCTCTCCTCGACCGCGAGTGGAAGAAACTCACCGCTGGCCGCAAGCTGACTCCGACGCAACTTGGCACCATCAAGGAGCTGTACGAGGTAACCCGCGACCGCATGGCCAATCAGGACAAGGCAGGAAAAGACAAAGTAGCCAGATTCGCTGCGGCGAAGGATAAGGAAGGTTACCGCCGATTCATCTCCGGTTCCTATGGCAATATCGTTCCCAAGGCGCTCAAGGCTGCATTTGACAAGATCGTGCCAACGAAGCCAGGACCAAAGACCACGCCTACCCCGGTAGCTAAACCCGGAGTAAAGACGGCGGCGACCTCCGATGCTACCGGGTTCGTCCGTTCCGCCACCAAGCCCGACAAAAATCAGATTAATTGGCAGATGACTAACTCCATCCGTGGCAAGAAACCGGGCGATGGTAAATTCATTCTGCGGGATGGATCGAAAGTGCTGTACAGCCGATAGGAGAGAAAGAGAATGTCAGAAAGACTGAGCGGTATCGTGAAGTGGTTCAACAGTGGTAAGGGCTTCGGCTTCATAGAGCGCAAGGACGGCGGCAAGGACGTGTTTGTCCATTACTCGTCTATCGAGGGCGACGGCTATAAATCGCTGAATGAGGGCGAAGAAGTTACTTTCATCGCCAGCAATACGCCCAAAGGTTTGCAGGCAGATTCCGTCCGCGTTAGCTAAATTCTGCATCATAGATGGTACGCTCCATTTGGAGGCAGGACTTTGGCCCACTATCACGAACACGATTACGATGAAAATTTACTGAAGGAAATCATTCGTCGCCTCGACCACATCGAGCGGCAACTCGAAGTTCACCCAACACCAACTAGCGTAACTTTCAAACAAGAGGATAAAAACCATGAATCCTGAAGGCCCAGGCGTAACACAGGTTTGGCAAGGCAGCATCCTTCCCGCTGGATCTGTATTCCCAGCCGGAACAACCTTTACCGGCGTGCCCAGTGACCCCGCCGTAGTCGTCTCGATTGATTCCACCGGGCTCAATGTCACTATCACCTACCCGAGCACCTTCCAATCTGACCCGAGCAATCCTTTCAGTGTTGAGTGGTCCACCAGCACCTTCGTCCCTCAGCCATCCACCTCGCCGGCGCAGCTCACCGCGACGATCACCCCCACTGCGCCGACTCCGGTGCTCACTCCCACGTCTGTTTCATTTGTTCAGATTTCGTAAGCAATCAGGTAGAACAAGAGTGGCCATCCTTCGGGTGGCCTTCTCTTTGTCTTGACATAAATCTGCACAATGGTAATATCGGCTCATGGCACGAGGGAACCCGGCCCCTTATAAACGGTTGAGCCATAAGAACGGAGATGTAACGGAACAGCACGAAGTCCCATGAAGTCTGCAATGGAATCGCCAGGAGCGCGTGACTCCTACCAAAAAACGTAGCGATTGGCCGGCGGCGGAATGGAGATGAGAATCATCATCCCATTTTGAGGTGTCCGCTATGCAAGCAGGTAACAACACAAACAGTATTGCGTCGCAGCGAGAATACCTCCGCGACAAACTGGAAGAGACCTTCCTTCTCTCCTCAACCCTTTGGAGCCGAATTCAGGCTCGCACCGATATCAAACCTGTCTCCTCGCGCCCCTCGCGCATCCCATTCACCCCGATCCCGACTGCAGCCTTCCGCCAGTTCAACCCCAACGGCGGACCTCTGGGCGTTGGTGATGGCCCACAGGAAGTCTACGGGCAGCTCTCCTGCGTTTATTTCTCGCAGGGTGGCGCATACACCGCGCAGAGCGAATATGCCACTGACGGAGACGAGCGCAGCATCAAGAATTACGTTGCCTACACCGAAGAGACTGTCACCCGCACCTTTGCCGGGATGATGGACGCAGTTCTTCAGGGCGACGGATCGAACACACTCGACACCGTTGTATCGGTGGGCGCAAACTCCATCGTCGTCAACAATGCCAACTTCTTCAGCTCGGGTCAGCCAATCGACATCTACTCGGCACTGACCGGACCTGCCGGATTCGTTGCAACTGTCCAGATCCAGACCGTAGACACCACCAACACAACCATCTGGCTTACTGGCCCGGTGCCTGCTGGTGTGGCTGCTGGTTTTTTCCTTGTGGTTGCGGGTTCGGCAGGTCTGCCCAACAGCGGCTTGCTTGGCATCCGCAACTATCAGGTGGCTGGCAATGTCGGCAACTTCATGAACATCCTTCGTTCGAGCTACCCTGACCAGTTCTCGGCACGCAACATACCTGCAAATGGGGCGTTGGTTCCGGCGACTGTACGGGCAATGCTGGCACAGATCATCCTCGCCAAAGGCGTAGATGCCGCTGATGAGAATGATCTGATCGTCCACTGCAACGTCGATATGGCGGCGGCATGGGAAGACAATGCACTCCTTGTGCAGCGTGTGGACCTGCCAAGCGGCAAGCGCAAGAACAGCGAGGACATGTTGGCGTCGAAGACTCCTTCGGCGATGGCTGGCTATGAAATGGTGGTCAATCCCCGCGCCGCTCCTGGCATAATCGACTTCCTCGCACTCAAGGAGTGGGGCCGTCTCGAAGCGAAGGCGCTGGACATGTACGAGGTTGACGGACAAACCACCTTCCCACAGTACGGGGCTGATGGCTCGGTTGCGACCACCAATATGTTCTGGATGATCCTCGGTGTCCAGATTGGTTCGTGGATGCCTCGAATTAATGCCTTCATCAACAATGTTACTGTGCCCAAGGGCTACTTCGGCCACTAAACCCAGTGGTTTTCAAACAACGAGCCTTGTTCCTTACCGGAGTAGGGCTCGTTTTACTTAGAGGCCCCATGCCGCAAAAAAAGCTAATCCCCGGTGCCAATCCTACCGCTGCTGTAGCACCCATATCCGCCGCGCCACAAGCCCCGCCAAGCGCGTTAGGCGCTATTTCGGAAGGATACGTATCGCCTGATGTTATAGACCTCCGTAATGCCCAGCCAAGCCCGTTTATGGACAAAATTAGAGGCTTGTGGCAGTCGGTCAAGGATGATTATCACGATAGCTTCCCCGCTCCAGCGCAGCCCGCCATCTTTGGACCGGGAAACACCATCCCTGCGGTAGGTCAGGATGCTGCCACGTCACCGGCTCCATTCGCGCAGCCGGCGAAGACGGCAAAGCTGACCCGCTAGTAGCTATAGTCGCCTGATTTCTCTTGATAGAGTTTCTTCATGGATATGCGTTCCTTTTCAGCCTCGTCTTTGGAATAATTCCATGCAGGTTGGTCTAGCTTCTTATCCTTTTTTCTACCTATTGCTCCGGTAGCGTAGTGCATCGAGATTTGGCGATATTTTTCTGGAGTTTTTCCCACAAATTTACCCTTTTAATAATCATAAATACTATAAAGGCAAGTACAAATGCTAGATTCCTGAGGGTTTGAGAGACACTGAGAGCAAGGGTGAAATGATCTCAGTGTCGAGTGGAGACAGTATGCTGTCATCCGTCGGGTCTCGATTCTGCCACCAGCTCCCAATTGCCTACGCTCGTCTCCCGCAGAAGAACGATCCTCTATCGACCAGGGAGCGCCAGTGGTAGCGCAAGGGGCCGGTGTTTCTCTAGGTAACAATTCCTATTGAACGCCATGCAGCGGCGACGCAAATATGCGCTAGGGAAGATTTCTGCCGAATTGTCGGGGAATTTTCCATAAAATAAACGTCGCAGTTGAATAATAGCACACGTTGGGTTATAGTAAATAGGCGGGGTTGAGCTGGCAACCTCCATCCTGAATAAACGTCGCGGTTTCATTCAGGCTCCCCCGCAAACTTTCCCATGATAATCTAGTGGCACGATGAGCCTGATACAAGCAGTCGCCTCAGATGCGCCAACGTACCACCCGACGCCCATGGGCCGCTTCGGCCTCAACCCATTCGGCCAACCACTCTGGCGTATCGTCTTCGCAGAGAGCGTAAAGCGGTTGGTAGGCGGTCTATGGCCGGACGGCAAAGAAGAGTATCGCCTCCGCAAGGTTTACACCGGACCGCACGCGAAAGGGCGGTGGGTACTTGAATCGTGGATCTCAGCGCAGGAGCACACCGGCTGCACGCCGCAGGAATATCCAATCAAATTTCAGGCGACGAACTGTGTATCGACCATCCAGCACGAGCCATACCCGCATGAGGGCACCTACGTCGAGCGCCACATCTTCATTGGCGAGCCTACAGGCGTCGAGGCGCTGATTGCGAAGTGGCATAGCGAGCGAGGTATCGGATTCGCCCAACGGCGGCACCTTGAGCAAGAGGCGGTCGATTACGCGGCCAAGAAGACGAAGGAGCGCAACATTGACATGCTGGTGGATGCTCAGCCCAATCCTTGCGGCTCGATGATGATCAAGAAGCGCCGGCAGATCAATTTGAAGCCAGCGAAGGCGTTCAAGGCACTTCCCGGTAGTGGATT